ACACGACCTTCCCACTTAGCAAACTCTTTGTCGTATTGGCTAAACATATCAAGGTATGTTTGTACCTCTGACATTATTTGCGAAACCTTAGCCATGAGTTATCCTTAACCGAAGAATACAGTTGCGCTTACTGTGCCGCTGATAACAATGTATAAGCCACTTGCTACTGACGCTGGGATTGTGTAATAGGTAGCAGCTACTGGCGTGAATGTATCAATCACCTTAGCTGTTGTAGTTGTAGTAGCTGAATCGTAAATAGTGATTGTAGGTGTGCTTGATGCAGCAGATACGAATATGCCTAACAAGTCTGTGCCTATTGGGCTTACATTGCCTGTCGCTGATATTAGCTTGTAGCCACCAGTGATTACTGAGTTCATGGTTAAATCCTTTTAGGTTGTTTAGGCTGTGTGGCCCATAGTTCGTCTAATGTGACATCAGTCTGACCTACGCTGATGCCTCTAATTGGTTTGTCTTCTACCACAGGCTTGTGTTCTTCACGCCAGTTAATAGCAGCATAACGCATAGCATCTGCCGCATGAGATGTCCAATCGTGCCTAGGTTTATCCCTAAACATTTTCTTGTCATCATCCCACTCACGCTGATACTGTTTGAGAGCCTCTAGGCCATCATAACAACGCTCTTTATCAAACCATGCTTTAGGCATCATTTGTCTTACAGCCTGTATGCCATCATGTAGTGATAGGCTAGGTGTGATTGCCATCTTAGTTATGCTCAAGTGTTCGGCCAACATCTCAATGACTGATTTACCACCAGAGGCTAAGGTCTTAGCTCTAGCATCGTGTGGTAGGAAGTGCGTCTTGTATTTATAAGGCTTGCTTAGTATGTGTGCAGCGTAATGGTCAATAGACTTACCACTAGCAGCGTAGTAGTCAATAAAGTGAACCTCACCTTGCACTACTTGATAGAAGAACACAGCCGTGTCATCAGAGTAGCCTAAGTCCCATGCAGTAAACACAGGGGCAAACTCATCATACTCTACGCCAGTTATGCGTCCGTCTTGCTCTGCTTGGTATAACTCACGACCCCATATAGCACCAGGCAATGCAGCATCAAAGTCACACTCCATCTCTTGACGCCAAGCATCCTCAGATAGTTCAGACTTTAGCGAGTCTATTTCAGACTGTGGAAGTATGCCTGAATCATCCACTGTTATCTTTAAGGCTAACCACTCATCAGAATGGCAAGCTCTATCGTATGTCTCATAGAACGCGTTTCTGCCCTTAGGCGTACCGATTATGACTGCTTTACCTTGTCTATCAGCCAATGCAGGACGAATGATGTACTGGAATACATTAGCCCTCCAATCACCATACTCATCACAGACGATACTATCAAGATAAAGACCACGAAGGCTGTCAGCATTATCAGCACCAAAAAGCTGAATCCTTGCACCGTTCTTAAAATCAATGCGTAGCTCTGACTCATTAATGACGATGCCATCAATTACCCTAGTAAAGTATTTAAAGTAGTCCCATGCTACAGACTTAGCTTGCTTATAGAAAGGCGCTATGTATGCTGCACGAAAGTCATTACGCTTGCTCATCACAGCTTCTTTAATGAGCTGGTTGACACACGCTACTGTCTTACCTGCCCTACGGTGGGCTACTACAACCTTCCATCGCTTGTTGCTAGTGTGTAATGGTTGAAATGCGTCCCTAGGCTTATAAGGTATTATTCTTGCCATGCGTAGACTTCAACATCAGCAGTCAGCTGTGTTGTCTGTTCAATCGCTTTTAAGTCAGGTAAGACTTTGTCTAATAAAGTCTTTGCTATATTAACTTGAATAGCTGTTAGCTCTACTTCACCTTGAAATGCACTATATAATCTATTGATTATTTGGGTGGCTTGTATCTTGCCACGCACATCTTCTTGATGACGCCTACCAATCGGTCTGCCAGCTTGTTTTCGTTCTTCGGCCATGTATGTTCATAAGAGTGGTCTTACGCCTCATAATAGAATAGATGGGTTACTCACATAGCTTTCACCCAAAAAAATGGACTCTGTCTTTAGGAGAGTCCGAACCCAATGGAGATTAGGTTAAAGCTTAGTATATGAACCTTATAGGCGCAACTATACCCGCAAGTAGAATGGTAGCATATTTTACGCTAAAAGTCAATACACTTGACCACTTATTTTCAATACAAATTCTTTTCAGTTAGTTTTTGTTGCAACATTACCATTGCATTGTCGTAATAACGGTCTAACACCTTCATATCCATCATAGTCTTTTGTCCAAGATAGATAACATAGATAGCATTGCGTTGAAATGCTGGCAAATCGTCTATTACCTTGTCTACCACTCTAACAGAATGGCTATCAACCTCGTCAGCTATATCATCAAACGAATGTACACCGCCTGTATGAAAGCCAGATGACTTAGACTTATAGCCTAGCTTGTTGTTGTCTGACTTCATGTACTCACGCCACATATCTAAATAATATATTACTCTTCCTAGTTCCATTAAATGTAATCCTCGTATTTTTCTAGCATTTGGTGTACCTCTGTGTATGGCACAATAACAACCTTACACATACCTTCTTTAACAATTGGCCTACGCACTAGCCATATAAAGTCTATCTGCTCATCGTCTAAGAACACGCCAGCAGCTTGCAGTGCGTCTGTGGCTTGCTTTTCGTAGTTGGCTATATCTCTTCGTCTGCGGTCTGGTGGATAAAAAGCATAGAACACTGCCAGCCTTCCATCTATTTTAGCCTTAGCGTCTACAACTATGTCTTGCACAGCCTCTCTAAACTTCTGCGTAGGTTTGCTTAAGAACTTACGCTTGCCTCCGTAATGGTGTGAGTGGTTTGTGCTTGGAGGCCATGGCAGTGTAAGTTTAATCATTTGACCACCAGCATATCATGCTCAATAAAGTATTGCATAGTCATCCTGTGAGCCAAATCCCACATATCTCTACGGTCTTGCTTGTTTAACGCCATCCCGTTGTCCAGCTCAAAATGGCATCTAGCGCACATAGCGGCAACCATAGCATCACTAGCTTTAATTCCTGTACCTTTACCATCACGCAACTGGTTAGAGTGTGCTGCACATACCGTACCGTCCATAGCGCCACATGATTGACAAGGTATATCACGACAAAGCTCTAGCAGTTTCTTGTTTCTGTAATTAGGCACTGTATTCCCCACTTAAGCTTGATTGAAAATTACCTCTGTATTGTGAGCCATTTCTCTTAGGTATTACCCAATGGTCTGTGTCTAACTCTTTGTGTGACCGAATAACATCTGGACTTATACGACCTTCGTATATAGCGTCTAACAAAGCTTGATGTATGCCAGGATAGCTTTGATTAAAGTATTCACGCTGAATGTTGTCAGATTTCTTAATTTTAGCTGGCCATGGGTAATCTTCTTTGTCTGTTTTAAAATACATTTTTACCCGTGTCATCTCTTTGTTTACAATTACAGAGCTAATGTAACCTGTTTCCTCTAGGTGTTTGCAATACTCTGTAATGGTGTGTGGTGCTAAGTTCATTCGTCTAGCAAGGTCTGACGCAAAAGATGGTGAATCGTTAAGGTGTGAATACACTACAGCTCTGTTAAACGACCTTGTTTCGTCTTTTAACTTATGAGCAGAAGCTAAGTTGTTTTTGTTTGCCATGATTAATCCTGTAAATAAATACCACGCACAGCGCAGTATCGTTCAACTTCATTCATAAAGTTATTAAGTTCTTCTACGCTCAAATCAGCAGTAGACTTTAAAGCATATATTGTACGGCCATCAGGTGCTGTAAATTCATTGTAACCCAGCCACTGGTCTTTAGCCATCACTTTCCACCATTGGTGCGGATGATGTAATCCATCTTTGCCTTTTAAGCTTTCAGCCATTAATTGAAACAGCTTATGTAGCCTTGAATTTTGTGGCAATGACCGTCTTTGACTTTGACCGCATGACGGACAAATCTTCGGTTGGCTTTTCTGTAACATATATTGAACCTTCTTTATAGTTTTTGTCTTCGTAAGATGGCAGCCAGTTCTTAGACTTGTAAACCTTGCCATCGTTAGTAGTTACTTTCCACTCTGCATCGCCAAAATGCTTGTAAAATTCTGTTTCACTAAATTTCATGTTTCAATCACTTTCTTTGTTTCATTAATTAAAATTTTACTTTCACAAAATGTGTTTTCACCATAAGTTAACCAACGCTTTAACCATTTTTTAGCATCAATTAATTTTCTTTGCTCAACTTCAAGCATAGCCCATGCTGCTTTTGAATTCTCAGTCATGCAGTGCAATTCACGATGAGCTACAAGCAACTTTTCAACTATCTTTTCTTTAGACAATGAATCATAAATGCCTAACCTTTTTGACCTGCAAAACGAACATTCCATTTTGTGGTCGGGATTGTATGTTGAGCAAGAAAAGCCTTCTATTCCGCAGTAATCACATTTCAAAATCAAATCAACTCCTTTTGTGGCTTTTCACCAGTTAGTTCATTTAATACAGCTTCAAGCATATGGTCGTATTTGCTTATGCCAGAGCCATCAATAGAATCTGCAAGGCCAATCCATTGCGAAACTCTTTGCGCTGTATTTACCCTGCCTACATGAACCCATTTATCTAACATCTTTGCTGCTTTGCAAGCATTTCTAGCTTCGTCTGAAACTTTAAAAGCATCAGAACCACCAACAAACACAGCATCAACTCTATTCCAATCAATTGCAAAATTACCTATTCCATCTTGTAAAACTAATGCAACTGGCAAAGGCTTAATAACATCATAAAATTGGTCAAACAATTCTAGTGTTCGTCTTGCATCACCCACAATATCTGGAGCGCATACAAACTTTGGATGTTCATGTTGTTTTGCATCGTCAACTAATCTTAACCATGTTTTCTTTTCAAATTTACTAAAGCAACCGTTGTCTAATCCGTAAACTTTACCGCTTAAAGCGTAAGCTGTTAGAGGTGTTCTTAATTGCCCAAAGTTATAATTGTAGCGTTTAGCATATTCCTCAATTTTTGCAGGTGAGCAATCAAGCATTATTTTCATACGCTTTGCCCTATGTAAGTAGCTTTACTATCTCTAAATTGCACTTCTACGGCACAATCTTGGCCTTTGGTTGCATTAAAAAGCTTATAAACTCCATACCCCATAGAAGTTACAGCGACAAGTAGCAATGTTGCTACAATTACTACGGCCCTGTCAGCACTACGGTCACAGTTGCAACGGCCTTGATTACAATTTTGGTTACACGGCATATCAACCTCCTAAAATTTTAATTGCCACACTTTTTCGTGTTGGCTTCCCTTGTATCGCATAGACGGTGCATCAAACCACAATGCAATCTCGCCCTCCCATTCACCATGACGCTGCTTATCGCATATCAACAAG